GGCCTTTCGGCCCTCCGGCGTACTTGGTACGCTCACTCCTTGTCCACCCTTTGGGGGAGCCAAGCTCGTGTCTCGTAGACTACCCGCTGTCCGGTCTAAGGCTCTGAAGCCGATTATTGTCGGCCCTCCAGCTCCTTATTACCGGTACGCGGTGCAGTCTGCGGCATACGAGGCGCTTCTCGTGTCTACCGGGCACCCACGTATCCGCTCTAGATATCGATCTAAGCGGAGGAAACGTCGGTACTTTGGTAGCAGCCCGTTCTACGTGTTCAAGACTGGTGTCTTGCACGAGGACCCGCTAACGTTGACTGAGTACACCTGGGGTTACCAGAACCTGGCGCCACACACCTGGGTTGGTGTGACGGCTCCGTATGGTACTGCTAATCCCTGGGCAGGCGTCGCGGTGAAGGATATTCCTCCTTCTAGCTCTTGGTGGAATCCCAATGATTATCAGAGGGATTACGTCAAGGGCTACGGCAAAAGCCGTCCGGGAAAGCCTGGTGCGGAGTTCGGCGTAACTATTGGCGAGCTCCTTCAAGGAGACATCGTCAGAGTTCCTGGGTTCGAGTCGCTTAAGAACGCTCTCGGTTCTGAGCTATCGCTCGGCAACCGGCAGAGTCCTTTTAGGTCTCTCCAGGGAATCTTCCCTGGAGTCGCCTTCCGCGACTGGCCCGCCTACCTTTTGGGACGTCTAGGCTTTTTTAAGAGCCTAGGAGGAGAGTTCCTCAACGTCGCATTTGGTTGGAAGCCGTTCCTCCGTGATCTCCGTGACGTTTATGACGTTATGGGGATCCTCCGTACGGTTCTCTCCAAGCTCTTTGCGGAGCAAGGTCAGATCCTACGGAGAACTGCTACTCTCAAACACGATGTCTCTGTGACGCAGCCAATTCAGTCCACCTATGCGTATCCCTTCGCGCAGGTGAACGGCGGCGTTGGTGGGTATCCCATGATAGGGACATCTCACCACACAGTGACGCGCACAGTCGAAGAGTCGATTTGGTTTGTAGGTCACTGGATCTACTACCTTTTCCACTTCTCCGACTGGCTTTGGGAGGCCTCGGCAACGCAAGCTTTGTTTGGGCTTGCTGTAACTCCAGATTTACTCTGGAATTTACTGCCGTGGTCCTGGCTCATCGACTGGTTCACGAATGTTGGAGATATTATCTCCAACCTTTCGCCGAACGCAGCCGGTACCCCACTCCTTCTCGACTCATATCTCATGAGGCACGTGAAGGATGAGTCAGTGGCACAAGTCCACACGACTCTCCGCGCTAGTGGTCTCGCTGGCTATCACTGGCCAGACGTGAACCACACCTTCCGTTCAACATATTATGTTGAATCGAAGCAGCGTGGAGTGGGGGGGAACCCCTTTGGGTTTGTGGCGGATAAGTCACTTGATAATCTAACTGATTATCAGTGGACTATCCTCGGTGCTCTTGGATGGTCCAAGAGCCACAAGTTTTGATCCAGGAGGTCTGATGTTCCCTGATCCCCTCAGCGTGACTTACGCCGGGGCTGCTGTCTCCCTTCCCAGAACGGGAACGGACGCAAACGCTTCGACGTATGTCTCGTCGGTCGCCGGCGTGGATACCACGCTGGTCGTCCGGCATGACAACAAGAAGCGTAAGCGAGTCAACGTCTCCCTGCGTAGGGAGTCGGCTGTGACTGATCCCTTCGTGCCCGCGAATTCAATTCGCGCTAGCATGTCGGCTTCCTTCACGCTCGACTTCCCGACCACTGGGTTGACGACGACGGACGCGCAGAACCTGGGGAAGGCCCTTCGGGACTTCCTCACCGACGCCTACATTTTGAAGGCGGCCGGCGGCGAGACTTAAGTCTCGCGTCTGGGGAGATCAGCGAGCCTTGGATGCTTCGCGACCAAAAGGGCCGCAGGCATGAAAAGCCTTGTTGCTCTCCTGGACCACCTCCTGCAAGATTGCGGGAGGGAGTGTGGTGCCGACTACGCTCGTGATTCTGCGAAGATTCACGAGCGTGTCAAACACGAGGGTGATAGTTTTATTACTATCACTCTGCCGCGCTTTTGTTCAGACTTCGAAAGATGTCTGGACTTCGGGCGCGTGACTCCTGGGCTTTTTCTTTCCTTCGGGAAAGAGAAGTCTGGAATTCCTTCATTTCTGAAGGGATTCCTGCGTCACGTGTTTGACGTCGACGGGACTCTGCGGACTAACGCCCGCATCGATTGCATTCGAGCCATCAGGCAAATTTGCCTGTTCGGCAAGAAGATCCTTCGACCGTGCTCACCCGAGCGCGAGGAGGACGCGATCGCGGCGTTCGTCAGTTGCGACGACGGTCTGGGTGTGGATCGGTCTACCCAGCTTTGGCGTTACTTCGGACATGTCTGCGACATTCTTGTCGAAGACATGCTTCTGGAGTCAACGGACCTTGGTTCGTTGAAACCACAGCATGGGCCCGGGACCACTCAGGAGGGCATTCGCGGTAACGCGAAATATGCCTTCCAGACGTGGCACGACCGGCTGGAGCAAGTTGGTCTAACCTTCTTGACTCTTGGCCGCGCCTCTCCATTCTACTCTAAGGAGGAGGATGGATTGGAGCCAATCGTGCTACCGAAGGTCGTCTTGACCCTGGACGAGAAACCTGTGAAGGTTACCCTCGTTCCTAAGACTCTAAAGAGCCCGCGCATCATCGCTATCGAGCCTGTGTGTATGCAATACACACAACAAGCTCTGAAGCGGGTCCTGGTTGAGGCGATGGAGACATCGCCAATCACACGAGGTCGGATTAACTTTTCCGATCAGACGGTGAACCAGAGACTGGCTTTGGAAGGGTCAATTTCGCCTTCTTGGGCGACGATTGACCTTTCCGAGGCGAGCGATCGGGTTTCTTTGGACCATGTACAACGGGCCTTCGCGTCTTGCCCAAAGTTTTTGGGCTGGATGCTCGCGGCTCGAAGTACACGGGCGAAACTTCCTTCTGGGGACGTTGTCCCTTTGAAGAAGTTCGCATCGATGGGGTCCGCACTCTGCTTTCCTGTTGAGGCTTTCGTGTTCTTTGCGAGCATGATTGCATCAAGGATTCGCAGAGCAGGGCGCTTCCCGACACGAGCGCAAGTGCGATCGTCCGCACGAGGCGCTTACGTGTACGGAGACGACCTTGTCGTTCCCGTTCACGAGGCATCAGGGGTTTGCGACGACTTGGAGTCATTGGACTTCCGAGTCAACCGCCGCAAGAGTTTCTGGACTGGACAGTTCAGAGAGTCTTGCGGTCTGGATGGTTACGGCGGCGAGAAGGTGACACCAGTCTACCTTCGCCGTGATCTCCCCAGGAACCCCGGGGACGCTTCCGCTTTGTTGTCAGCCGTGTCCACATACCACCAGCTTATCGATGCTGGCAGGCGTGGGACTGCGATGGCGATCAGGAAAGCCATCACACGTGTCTACGGCGAGCTTCCTCTTGTTCCTGCGGCTCCTTTGAAAGAGTTGCTTGAACTTGCGGATGGCACAACGCCATTCACAACGGCTGGTACTGCTGCGATCGGGTGGATGGACTACAGCCACGTCCTGCCACGCCGGCGCTGGAACCGTCACCTCCAGAGATTCGAATATCTCTGTCTGGTGGCTGTCTCGCGCATGCGAGATGACCCTCTAGAGGGTGATCCCGCTCTCGCAAAGTGTTTGCGGCTGATTGGACTTGAGTCCATCGACCGCCGGCACTTGGAGCGTACTCCAAGGTCCTACGCCCTTGCACTGAAGCGTAGGTGGTTCCCTCTCACATAGTTATACGAGAGGGTGAGAAAAGCTGAGCTTTTCTCGGCCCGGG